TCAAAAATTCATGTGTCCCTGACCACTATTTAAAGGGTGCGGAGGCACATGATCAACCTGTCCTGGTGTTACGATAAAGCGCACTACGGTTTCATGAGTAACAAAAGTGGTTCCACAGTTAATGTTTTGGCACTGGCAATAACGTTCTTTCGTATTATCCGATACACGAAAGCTGCTGCGAGTATGTGCCGCGTGTCCGCATTTCGGACAATTCATCATATCCGTTTCTCCCCAAGTCATTACCCGCAATCCCATAATGATACACGAACATCCAATTTGTGAACATTCTCATTCCATTTCTAAATCATCAATCTTTACCTCAAGCTCCAGAGCCGTAGTAAAACCATTATCTGCACTGACAGTATGCGTCAGCGTGGTAATGGTCCATTCGGCATCATCAATGGGCTGCTTAAAGCCGCTTACCTTCACCGGCATTTCGGTATACAAATCAGCCCTTCCCTCTGCGAGCTGCAGGGAGAAGGTTGCAACCCCGCGCTGCAGACGCTCCCACTGCATCTTTGCCGCTCGCTCTGCATTGCTGCGGTTTGCATAAGTTCTGTTGAGTACCAGCACGTTTTCATCCGTTCCAACCAGGTAATCACCCTGTTTTGCTTCCGGCTCCTTTGGCGCGGCGGTTTTCTTTCGACGGCGCTTTACCTTTGCTGCCTCTTTTTTCTTTGGCTCACGGGTATGGAGCCAGCTGGCAATCACCCCCGTATAGGCATCGCGATCAGCCAGGGTAAAACGATGACCGTCACCGGCCTGGCGGGTTATGGTGATAACCGGCAGCGGCTTACCGCTTGCCGTTCTGCCCTGCCCCTGGCGGATAAACAACAGATTGCCGTCCTTAACTGAGGCTATCGCTCCATACTGCCGCGCCAGCTTCATCAGGAAACTCGCATCGCTCTCGTTTGTCTGGTCAAGATGATCCACAAGCTTGTCCATCAGGTCCTGGCCCAGCGCCATCTTTAATTTATGCCTGGCCGCGATTTCCTTCACGACTTCGCCCACCGTTGTCTGATGCCAGGACTTTTCACGCCGCGTATTAAGGGTTTCACGGAAATCTGCACTACGTGCGCGAATTGTGAGACGGTCAGGCGCGCCGCTGTGCTCAATCTCATCGACAGTAAACGCCCCTTTCGGAAAAAGCGGCTGACCTTTCCATCCCAGCGCAAACTGAATAATGGCCCCCCGGCGCGGAAGAACAATTTGCCCGTCCGAGTCGTTCAGCTCCAGATCAAGCTGGTCCGCTTCAAAGCCCCGGTTATCCGTCAGCGTCAGACTCATCAGGCGCGCATCCAGCACGGTAGTCACATCTTTACCTTCAATGATGATGCTGAAACCGGGAGTTTTGCTGTTCAGGTTCAGGAGATCAGAGCTGAAATTCACTGCAGTAACCCTCCAACCGTATTTTTCATATTGCCTATCGCAGAGGTGGCAGAGTCCTGCAAATTACCGAGCTGATCGCTGAGGCTGCCAAACATATCAGACAGCGATTCATCCACCCGTTTGAGGCTCAGCGAAAATTCAATGCGCCGGGGCATACCGCTCTCAAAAAATTCTGTTTTTGTCTGGCTCAGACTCTCGATCACAAACATGCCGTAAATCGTCCCGCTCCCCTCGATCAAAGGCCAGGCTTTCCCCAGCTCCGCCATCTGCTCCAGCGCCAGCAAAGACAGCCTGCCGCCGGTAATCTCCGGCAGCAGGACACCGGACAGAGTAAGCGAATCGTTATCCGGTCCAAGAAACTGCGTTGACGGGCGCCGGTTAACCCGGCTGTTGGCTGCGTGCCGCCAGCTGCGCTGATACTGCAGCTCCTGATAGGGCACGGTGCGCAGCATGAATACATACAACCCCAGCACCATCATCATTATTCGTAACCCCCTCGATCACTGAAATTACTGCGTGTTTTTGCCCTGGCCCTGCGCTCACGCTCATCAAGCTGCCGGGCCACCTCGCGGGCGATATCCTGTGCGCTTTGCCCTGGCTGGGCGACAATATGAATTGGCGCGTTTATCTCGTAATTAAATACCTGCGGCTGTCTCTCTGCCTTTGCCGACGGCGCCGCTTGCGTCCTGGCGGGCACACTGTACGGATGAAGTGGTGCGGCCTCTGCCGGGGCAGCCGCCAGTCCCATTACGCCAGCGACGACGGAAGCGAACATCTTCTGGCGCATAGCCATCGGGTCAGCCCTGTTATCCGTGATTTCCGTAATGGCCGGAGCTGGCATGACAGCTGCAGCGATATCAACCAGCTCCGCAGTACGATCCCGACCGGGAAGATTTACCGTGGCGTTAACAATCTCAGGCGGCAGTATTAACCTGCTTGCAGGCCGTTGCTCCGGGCTGGCTGTTACATCACGAACGGGGCTTACCGTTGCCGCCAGTTTCACCAGTTCAGGAGTACGATTGATCACCGGATGATTTGCCGGACCGTTCACACTATCAGGCGACAGAACTATCCCGCGTTCAGGACGCTGTTTAGCGCCGGTCGGTTCCGTCCGGGAAGGATTGAGCGTTGCCGCCACCCTTGCCAGATCAGCAGTCCGTTTCCTGCCGGTGACATTGGCGGGTCCGTTAACAATCTCAGGGCCATTCTCGCCCACAATGCCGAACTGGCCGCGCGGAATGGTACCGCCGTTGTCGTACATGCCTGCAAAACCCATCGTCGGGAATCCGCCAGGCGGCAGCACCACTTTACCGTCTGCGTTTACCGTGGCTGGCTGCTGCCGCGTGACCTGCTCAGGAAGCTTCGCTTTTGCCGCCTCCTTGCTGACGACACCGAGCTTTTCAAGCAGCCAGGAGACGCCCGATTTAAGCGAATCCAGCGGGTGCATGACCATGTTCAGCCCTGCCGCCAGCGCTTCACCAAACTGCCGCCCCATCGATGCCGCGTTTTGCAGTTCTGCAGCGGTGGACTTAACCGGCGTCAGCAAGTCAGTAAACCAGCCCCACAACGCCTTTACCTTGTCGCCAATCCACTGGAAAACAGGCTGCAGAGGCTCAAACGCCGCACTGATAGGAGCTGCTGCAGCTTTGAATCCTTCAACCACTCCACCTAAAAACGCGCTTATCGGCTGCCAGTATTTCCAGACAACCAGCGCAACGCCAGCCAGCGCCGCAACAACCAGCCCTATCGGACTAAGTAGCGCGCCCAGCAATCCAGAAATCCCGTACAGCGCGACGCGAAGCAGGGCCAGCGGGCCGGACGCCAGAAAACGCACCGCGCCACCGGCTGCGGACACCCCCCCGCGCAACGCGGCCAGCGGATTCATTACCATGCCGATAATGTTGCGAATACCAGACATTCCGCTGCGAAGGACAGCAAGCGGCGCACCGGCCAGCGCTTTCAGCGCATTGCCAGCCAGCCCGGCAGAACGGCGCAGGGAGTTAAGGGGAGATGCCAGCAATCCGGCGCGACTGCCGGATGCCGCCATAGCACGACGCAACAGGGCAAGCGGCGCATTTGCCAGCCATGACAGCGCGCCGCCGGTGCGGGTCACTGCAGACGCAACAGAAGGAAGGGTTTTTACACCCAACATAGACAGACCAAAACGGATCAACGCTAGTGGCCCCAGCACGGCAGCCACGGCCACCGCCAGCGTGCCGAGCACAACGGTGATCGCAGCAGTGGCCGCCGCCACTTTCATCAGCGTGCCCGCCAGCTGCGGGTTAGCCTCAACCCATCGACGCAGTGCCCCGGTAACGCTTTTGACGTACCCCATGATATCCATCAGCGGCTGGCGCAGGGTTTCACCCAGGCTACTGAAAGCGTTCTGCGCGCCCGTTTTAACAAGCAACCACTGCGCTGAAAGTGAATCCTTATTGATATCGGATTCTTTCTGCATGGAGCCGTTAGCCTCAGTGCCTGAGGTAAGTTTCAGCTGTCGCTGCAGCTCCGGCAGGTTGTTTGCAAGCTTCGCCGCATCATCGCCAAACTCCTTGCCAAATATCATCGTCATGGCGGACAGGCGCTTGTCCTGCGGCAGTTTGTTGACCTTCTCCAGCACGCGCTGAATGGTCCCCATTGCGTCCCTTGTCATCTGCTTTTCAATCTCTTCTGGATTGAGTTTCAGCAGATCCATACCTTCCATGAACCGCTTGCTCTGCATGGTTGCAATCGACAGTTCGCGCACCATCGCATTTGATGCGCTGGCGGCAATTTCAGGCGCGGCACCCATAGACAGGAAGGTGGAACCCAGCGCGGCCGCCTTGCGGAAATCAAGCCGGTCAGCCACGCCGCCCATGCGCTGCAGCACATTGATGATATCGCCGCCCTTAGACATGGCGTTATCGTCCAGGTAGTTCATGGCATCGCCAAGCTGTTCAATATTTCGGGTCGGCACTTTATACAGCTGCGCGATTTTACCCAGCCCCTCCGCCAGCTCATCAGCGGGCAGCTCGAATGCCGTTGCGGCCTTTGCTGCAGTGGATGCAAAGGCCAGCAGGTCACGCTTCTGGTCTTCGTAGGAATCGCCCTGGTTTGTCACGCCCATGCGGGCGCCGCCTTCAACCAGCGCGGCATAGTCAATAGCGCCATTCTCCATCGGCAACTGTTCACTGGCGGCCTTAATGGCATCCTGCATATCGTAAAACTGTTTTGTGCGGTTGCCGTTGTCGTCCCGCAGCCCGTTAACCTGCTTTGCAACGCCTTTCATCGCATCTTCCATGCTGGCATAGCTTTTAACGGCTGCCATCACCGGCGCGCCCATCGCTAGCCCGGCGGCAGTAGTCGTTGCTCCGGCGCCCGCGATACGATCCCGCACCTCAAGGCGCCGCGAATACTGATCGCGGACGGCGTTCATACGGGCTTGCTGCTCGCCCAGGCGTTTAAGGGATTTCTGCTGTCGGTCCAGCGCCTGCCGGGTTTCATCGGCATTCTGCCGCAGCTCCCGCTGCGCACTACTCAGCTTTTTGGTGTCCAGCCCGGCCTCATTTAGCGCAAGACGCTGACGCTGCACCGACTGACGCAGGCCGTTATATTTGCTCTGCAGCTCGTTAACGCGGTTTTTTGCCTGCTCAAGCAGACGAGCCTGCGCCGCCGTCGGGCGGTTTGTGGCCGAGAACTGCGTGGCAAGCTTCGCCGCTTCTTCGCGTGCGGCTTTCAGACTGTTGCCGGTGACGGCCAGCTGCGCGCTTGCCTTGCGGAAACCGTCAATGCGGCCCGCCTGGGCGTCCAGTTCTTTTAATCTTGCGCGGCTTTGCTGAATGGCGGTAGCCAGCTCTTTAGAGCTGGCCTGCGCTGATCGGAATGGGCGGGTGAGCTTATCAACCGCATTTAGAATTACCTGCAAACGCAGGTTAGTGTCACTCATCGCTGGCCCCGCTTCTCTGAATCGCTTTATGCCGCCACTCCAGCACTTCGGTCAGCGGCATAACGTCAGTGACGGACGGCGGCCAGTGAAAAATGGTGGCGATATCAGCCACCAGGTCTTCTACCGTCAGGCTGTCGGCAAACCGGCAAGCACCGATTTCTTCAACAAAAAAGTGACCACCTCAACCGAAAGCGCGGTGAGATCGGCGGGGTCCATTTCAGCCATTTCCTGAGCGGTCAGAGCGGGCGTTGAGATGCGGGGAATAATCGTCATCATCGCGCCAACGTCCATATCCATGATCGCCTGCAGACGGGTGCCACGCAGCGCGCCGGACTGCGGCTTGCGCAGCACAATTTCGGCAATTTCGGTTTTACCGCGCTTGATTGGGGTGTCCAGCTGTACGGTTTTTTCAGTCAGTTGTTCGCTCATCGTCATTTCCTGTTAACAAGGTACTGGCGCGGCTGCCCGCGCCTTTAAAGTAGATCAGAGGCCCAGGGCGTTGCGGTGTTCTTCCATCAGGTCCACGCCATCAACGATTTCAATCATGTTGATCACATCAACCTCATAGAGCACCTCACCGTTAATGGTCAGCTTCGCGTAGCTGTTGGTGCTGCTGACTTTTGTGGTGTTGCTCTCGCCGGTTTTCCATTCGCCGGAATCAACTTCTTTATGTCGACCGCGCACAACCAGCTCAACGGCCTGCACTTCGCCGGTATCGTCACGCTGAATGGAGCCGGTGAAACGCAGCTGGATGCCGTCAACGGTGGCTTTGCCCATCTGCTTGAATAACAGCAGTTCGGTGCCACCGATTGAAAACTCCGTGTCCAGCGCGCCATCATCCAGCCCCAGATCAACATCAGCCGAACCGGGCATACCGCCGCCGCGATACTTTTCAAACTTGCGGCCGAATTTAGGCAGGGTCAGGGACTCAACGATCCCCTGATAGTTATTCCCGTCATTAAACAGGTTCAGGTGTTTTAACTTGCGTGGTAAAGCCATATTGTCCCCTTACGCGCTAACCTGACTGGAGAAATCCAGCAGATACTGATCGGTGATGCGCTGGCGCAGCATCAGGTTTTCCAGAGGCGGCACCGGCGTATAGTCGTAATCGATAGTGAGCTTCCCGGCTTTCAGGGAATCTTTATCGTTTACGGACTCATCCAGCCAGCAGTCGGCGCCGATGATGTAGCCCTGCGTTTTCAGGTTGCGCAGTTTGGCGCGAATACCTTCGATAATGTCGCGGGCCAGTGACGGGTTAAGCACGCCATCCACCGCCCACATATGCGCTTCGGCGATGGTGTCAGCCAGTACCTGCGCGGTGCGGGTGTAGTTTTCAAAGGCAAACAGAGGATCGTCACTGAGGCAACGGGAACCCCAGAAGCGGAAACCGTCTTTGCGGATCAGCGTGGTGACATCGTTCTGGTTCAGCAGCCCCGCATCGGTTGCAGGGTCCTGCAAATCCCAGAACACATCGGCAGAAATGCCGGTGACGCCATTCACGCCCACGTTGGACAGGGATTTGTGCCAGCCGGTCTGCTCGTCAATTTTGGCACGCAGGCCAAGCGCACGGGCTGAGGCGTAAGCCGTTGCGTCAGCATTCAGCACGGTGTCAAAACTGATGAAATCAGGCCAGATCAGCATCCCCTCGCGCTGGCTGAAATTAGCGCGGTAGGCAATGGCCTCCTCTACCGTTTTGCAGCCGTAGGCTGACAGATAGGCGAAGCCGCGCAGACTCTGCGCCACGCTCAGCAGCTCAGTGGCAACCGCCTGCGTGTCGTGCCCCGGCACGCCCAGAATGCGCGGCTTAACGCCGAGCTGGGACTGCGCAGATAACAGCGCTTTCATGCCCGTTTTTTTACCGTCAGTTGTCACACCGCCGATAATGTTAGAGGTTGTCTCCGCTTCTGTTTCCCCCTGTGCAACGCGCACAACGACGGTCACGGGTTTAGCCTGGTCGGCAATGGCATCCAGCGAGCGGGCCAGCGTGCCGGACTCGCCTGCTTTACCGCTGGCGGTCAGCACGTCGGTAAGCAGGACCGGTTTATTGAGGGGGAACACGGACGCATCTGCATCATCGCCGGTACAGACCATACCGACAATTGCCGTGCTTACTGTTGAAATGGGGCGGGTGCCATCGTTGACCTCAACGACGCGCACACCGTGGTGATAATCCTGAGCCATACGGCGAACCCTCCGGTGTTTAGGTTTCGCCCTATGGTGAATTGAATGGGCCGCGCAGACAGCTACGCGGCATTGTTCCCTTAATCACACAATACGCCCGCGCGGATATCTGCGTTTTCTTTTTCCAGGCGTTCACATGAGATATCAAAATACTGCTGGCTCATCTCAATCCCGGTAAATTTATATCCCTTCCTCAGCGCGGCAACGCCAGTTGATGCACTCCCCATAAATGGATCAAGAATATGGCCGCCAGGGGGAACGGGGGCAATCAGGCTTTCCATCAGCTCAATCGGTTTGCCGGTCATATGGAGTTTTTGAGACGGAATAACCCGGCGAGTCACCATACCCGGCCAGGGTCCACCATGAAGACTTTTAGGCAATGGTCCGTTACTTCCCCAGACAACGTATTCGCACTGATGGCGAAAATAACCGGTATGAGGCGCACGGGTTGAGAGGGTTTTATCCCACGGAATCAGCCCCCGCCATACAAAACCGCCAGCCTGAAAAACGTCAGTAAGCGTTGGAAGCTGTCGCCAGTCAGTGAAAACCATGGCATACCCGCCTGACTTGACCAGGCGGTTAACCTGACTCATCCACTGCGTCATCCAGAACGCCCAGGATCGCACGTCTCTGTTGTCGCCGTAAAACTCATGGTAGTTGTTATTGCCTACATACTTCCCTGAGGGTTTGGCCTGCCGATCACTGCGCGTCATACCACCGCTGGAATAAGGCGGATCAGTAATTACTGCATCAAATTCGCCAGTGAGTTCGCGCAAAATTTCCAGGCTGTCACCACAGTAAATAGTTGCCGCCCCAATAACCGCTTTTTGCATAGCTTTGCCTCTCTTATGTGCCTGATTTCAGGTTACATAAATGAGAAAGCATGTTCATTTATACAGGAGTGTCTGACCGCTCAGACAATGGCGCCACGGCAGACACGGGAAATTTTCGGTACAGCGTGGAGATACCCACATCAAAAATTAGCGCAACGCGCTTCCTGCTTTCCCCTGCCTCAAGAAGTCGCCCGGCCTGCGCCCATTGTTGCTCTGTCAGTTTTGGCCGCCTGCCACCGATACGCCCTTGCTGTCTGGCCGCTGCCAGCCCGGCGCGGGTACGCTCAACGATTAGCTCACGTTCCATTTCGGCCAGGGCCCCCATAACGTGGAAAAAGAAACGCCCCATAGCGGTTGATGTATCAATGCTATCCGTCAGACTGCGAAAATTTACGCCCCGACTGCGAAGGTCTTCTATCAGGGTAACAAGATGCCGCATGCTCCTGCCGAGCCTGTCCAGCTTCCAGACAACCAGCGTGTCACCTTCTGACAGAGTGCGCAGCACCTTCTTTAGCCCTGGTCGATCTGCGGTTTTACCGCTTATTTTATCCTCAAAAATCAGCTCACATCCTGCGCACTCAAGTGCATTTCGCTGTAAAGCGGTGTTCTGGTCATTTGTTGACACCCTCACATAACCTATTTGCATGATTTTTCGCCCATAAAAAGCGAGAAATAATGCCACCTTTTTATCGAGCACGGTCATTTTTGACGGTCCTGCAGGTCAATGGCCAGCACAGTCAAAAGTGAACGTGTTTAACCAAAAACCTCGGTTTGGGAGAAGGGGCGGCTTTGCCGGTTGGCGTTCCCATACCCTGGCCGTCTGCCACTCCACCGGCGGGGTGGCTCAAATGCAACGGAGCAGCGTTCACGGCTTCCCAATATCCGAAACTTGCACTTGCTTATCCTGCCCTCAAACTGCCAGACCTTCGCGCTGAGTTTATCCGTGGCTGGGATGATGGCAGGGGAATAGATAGCGGGAGGGGGTTACTGTCAGCTCAGTATGGTTCCGGGATTGGTATGTTTGTTGGCGGTTATTCTGATGGAACTGCATATATTGCAGTGAGTGATTTCGACAGCGTTGTCGATAATAGCCCATCATGGTCACATATTAGTACCGCTGGAATGATTTCTTCAATTACAGGGCAAAAGTCCTCATTTGGTGCTCGCCCACGTAACATTGCATTCAATTATATTGTGAGGGCTGCATAATGATGATGGCAAAGTTAAACAATGACCATATTGCCGTAGTGGCCGGTGATATAACTGTATTTAACTATGACGTACTGACGCGCGAATATCTCTCCGAATCAGTGGAGACTTTGCCTGTTGGTGTGGGGATTCCCGCTAACTCATGCATTGACGCGCCGGGAGATAAAAAAGAAGGTTTTGTCATTTGCCGGACAGCTAATTTAACCGCGTGGGAATATGTCATGAATCACCGTGGTGAAACGGTGTATAACACTGAAACCGGCGAGCCCTTTACTATTACTTTGCTAGGAGATTACCCGGAGAAAACAACCCCCCATGCTCCAGCCACACCATACGATAAATGGGATGGAAGCAAGTGGGTTACAGATTTGAATGCCCGACATTTAGCAGAAGTCGCCAGTGCTGAAACTGAAAAACAGTCCAGAATCGATAAGGCCAATGAATACATCAATAGTAAACAATGGCCCGGCAAAGCAGCTATTGGGCGTCTGAAGGTAGAAGAACTGGCACAGTATAATCTGTGGTTGGACTATCTTGATGCGCTGGAAGATACAAACCCTTCCAGCGCACCAGATATCAGCTGGCCTATACCTCCGGCTTCGGCGGAAGGTTAATTTCAGGCGCGGTACTGGTATCGACTTTAGTCAGTTTGTAACGGTACCGCTGCCACTCAGCAAGGCGCGGCGTATCTGAGTCGTCAATGTATCCTCCAGCCTGCGCATCTGCCAGCGGGGCAATAATCCCCGCCGCCTCTGAGAGTAACGCGTTTTTTTGCCTTTCAGCCTCTGCCACATCAGCAGCATGCTGCGCTTGCGTATCGGTCACCCATTTGCTGCCATCCCATTTATCATATGGCGTAGATGGAGTCTGTGCAGTGGTGTCCTGTGGATAATCACCCGGTGCATTGATGGTAATTTTCTCACCGGTCTTTGTGCTGTATACCGTCTCACCGCGATGATCGGCAACGTCTTCCCAGGCTTTGTTATCGTTCGTTCTGCAAATGGTAAAGCCGTCTTTTATTTTGCCAGGCGCATCTACACACGAATTAGCCGGGATGCCTACGCCTACGTGCAAAAACTCTACTGATGATGAAATATATTCGCGCGTCACTCCGTCATAGTTAAATACAGTAATATCACCGGCCACTACGGCAATATGATCGCTGTTTAATTCCGCCTTTGACATTATGCAGCCCTCACGATGTAATTGAATGCGACGTTGCAAGGCGCTGTTTCATTTTGCCCCTCTTCAGTTAAATACACGCCACTACTTCCCGAATATGCAAAATAGGTAGTTGATGAACTCTTGCGATAACTTTCATGTATAGCAGGAGTTTGCGACCCGTCACCATTACCAAACAATAATGCGTGGGTGTGTTTCCGCAGCTTATCGGCGGCATATGACAAAATTGTACGCCCACTATCAATGCCTCTCCCATCATCCCAGCCACGAATAAAGACGCCGCGTAAATCAGGAAGCGTGCCGGAGGGATAAGCAATAGCCAGCTTCGGATACTGTACTAATGAAAATTGTGCTCCGTTACATTTCAAATACCCGGCCGGGAGGGTTGCTGACGGCCAGGGTATGGGAACACCCACCGGCAAGGCTGACCCTTCTCCTAAACCGAGGTATTCGAGAAGGGCCGCAACAGATTTTCCTGACAAGGCGGTCAGCGTGTTATCCAGAGGCTGCTTATTCGCCAGGGCATTAGTCATAGTGGCCGCAAAGTTAGGATCGTTACCTAACGCCGCCGCCAGTTCGTTCAATGTATCAAGCGCTGCAGGTGAGGAACCAACAAGCCCTGCAATAGCGGCCTGCACAAAAGCAGTATTGGCTAGCTGAGTGGAATTGTTACCAGCTGCCGCCGTCGGGGCTTTTGGTGTGCCGGTAAACGTCGGGCTGGCTTTTTGTGCATATTGTGAATGCGGATCAGCGGCCGCAAGATGCGCCGCCATCAGCTCATCCACATACACCTTAAGCTCCAGTACCTTATCATCCACGTATTTACGGGTAGCAAGTACGACGGAAGGATCAATTTTCAGCGTAATGTTATCGGTGCTGCTGGTAATTAACACCATGCGCACTGTCTGCGTGCGGCCGCTGCCCTCTGCCAGCTGCGGCTTGTAGCTCTCCGGGCAGTTACCGACAGCAATCAGCGCGCCGGTTTCATCAAACAGACCAACCTCACGAATCCACCAACCGCCCTCCGTTTCTGGTATCACCTGCTCAGCGATCACCTGGCTGCTGTTCTGCGGATCGATATAAAGCATATTCAGAGCTGCACGGCGTTTTTCACCGACCAGCTTTGTCTGTTGTGCGTTTGGCGTTGGCAGCACGCCGCCGCCATCACCCACCGCCATCTGTGTAATTTTCAGCGGAACACCGAGCGCGGCGGCATTTGCCAGTTTCGCCGCGCCGATATCCGTCAGCAGGGTATAAAATTTTGCGCTCATGGGTTCACTCTCATTGTGTCAATAACATGGACGGCGCCGCCCTCATAGGCAGAACCACCGGAAAGGATGGTTTCGTTGATATACGGGTAAATCGTGATTTCTTCGCCGCTATAAGTGGCAGCCCCAACAAAACATGGCCCGCTCGTCTGCAGATTTATGGACATGCCTATCAAATGCCGACTGCAGGGTTTGGCGTCACCAATCAGGCGCTCCAGCTCCAGATAGGTTTCCTCTGTTATGCCCTGGTCCTGCACCCCAATATCTAGGCGAAACGTGCCCGGCGCCTCGCCGGTCTGCCACCACTCAATGATGCGGATCAGAAAGCCGAACGGCTCCACCACACGCCGCACAGCGCTGGTTGTTCCCTTGTGCTGATGGATATAGAAAGCATCCTGCACCACCCGGCGCTTCACGCTCTCCGCCCATTCTTCGTCCCAGCGATCAACCGAAAAGGCCCACGCCAGATACGGCAGAAACTTAACCGGACATGTTGCCGGGTTCCATAAATCGCGCAGCGGCACCTGCAGATCGGAAATTCCGCCGCAGGTTTGAGCAAGTCGGCGCTCAAGCGGCGATGAACCAGGAGGAAGCAGACTATTCATCCGTTCCCCCGTTGGTGACGCTCCATTCAGTACATGAAGCGGCCTGTGTCTTATCCAGCACCACATCAGCGAGCGGCGAGGCCAGCTCAACACGCTGCACACCTTCAACATGCAGCGCGGCATAAATAGCACTGCGGCGAATATCGCGCCCCAGCCTCGTCTGGCTGGCGATATATTTCTGCAAGCTGGCTTTTGCCGCCTCCATCACCGGCTCAGCTTCTGGCCCCGGGTAAAGAAAGATCGTCGCATCCACACTGTATGGAATAATTTCTGAGCTGCGCACCGTCAGACGGTCAGCAACCGGCCGCACGTTCTCACTGTTAAGCGCCTGTTCAACCACTGCCAGCAGGTCCGCCGCTGCCGTTCCGTCGCCCTCACGGCTCAGCACGGTAAGCACCACCTCCGCCGGTGCCGGGCTGGTTGCGCTGGCATCAGCCACTCGCCCGTCCGCGCTTTTGGCGTGAAACTCGTAGGCCGCCGTCGGGCCTGCAACGGATAGCCCCTCAAATGCAGCAGGAACACGCAGGCGCAGCGCCTCATCACTTTCCATTACCGCTTCGACCGGCGGCACCGCCTCGTTATCCGCAGGTGTAACCGTCAGCCGCTTCACGTTGTAGTTGGCCGCCATCTGATCGAGATCACCGCCAATGGCATAAGCCACCATGACCGCCTGCGCCGCCTCGTTAATGCGCTGGCGCAGGAGGATTTCACGATACGCATTTTCCTGCAGGAGCTTGGTCACGGGTTCAGACTCCAGCTCCAGCGTGCGCCTTACCGCGCCCTGCTCGTCTGGCGGATAAAGGGCCATAAACGCGGCTTTCCGTTCGTTTAGCAGCGTTTCAAAATCCGGCACATCCACTATCTGCGGGGCGGGCAGCTGGGAAAGGTCAATGACTGCCATTGTCTGCTCCTGTTGATACCGAAAGTGAAACCGGCGCGCCGTTATCACGCTGCCCGGTAAGCTCAACCACCATCGAACCATCAAAACTGCTGTTTATGGTGATGGAATCCAGGGTAAGCCGTGGCTCCCAGCGACTCAGTGCCACATAGACTGCAGACATTACCTGCAGGCGTAGCGCCGGGTTCTGCGGCTGGTCTATCAGTTCAGACAGAAGCGAGCCGTATTCCCGCCGGGCAATACGGCTCCCCTGCGGGGTCAGCAGAATATCCCGGACCGACTGGCGCAGGTGGTCCGTGTCGGTAATAGACCTGCCGTTGCCCTGACTCATGCCGACATAAAGCGTCATACCGGGCCTCCTGATGTATCGCCGCCGGACTTAACGCCGGTATGACCGTGTTTATCGACTACGATCCCGTTAGAACTCATGGCGCCGCCGCCCTGGGTGACGCTACCATTGATCACCACCTCGCTGTTTATGCGCGTGTTGCTTGCTTCCACCACAAATTCCCCCGTTTTCAGGGTTATGCTATCTGCAGCCTCGATCACCATGGATTTGATGCCCCGCACATGCCAGCGGCCGGTCGCAGGTTCATATTCAAACCAGCCACCGTCCGGGTATTCCGTTACACAGCCGTCTACTGAGTCCGACGGCGGCGCGAACTGGTTGGAATAGATCGCAGGTAAGGCAAAAGCGGTTTCCAGATTGCCGCCCATACTCAGCACCACCACCTGCTCATCCGGCGACGGGCACCACCATGTACGGGCACCACCTGCGCGCAGTGTCAGCCAGTTAATCCAGTTGGTTTCAAGCTCGCCCACTTTCACCCGGCACAGCCAGTTTTCCCGGTCCACTTCGGTTACGGTGCCGGTGCGGATCAGGTTGGTGATAAGGCGCATGATTTCGGTTAGTTGTGCGTTCATAACGAAAGGTTGCCATCAGAGGGAAAAGGGAGGCAGCGTTGGGTTTTGTGCCGTCCGTGACACAAATTTCACTCCGACAGCCAGCGCAACAGCGTGTCACGGGTGATGGTTTCCACCTCATCATTCACGCCCAAAAGACGGCGTGCCGGGTACCGGGCCTCCGGGCCGTTGCGTCTGACTCGATCACGCAGACCATAATGGTGAACACGGGCGATGCGCTGGACTTTCCCATCAAACTGCACGCTGGCAGAGTCCGCAGTGGCTGCGGTTTTCAGGTATTTAGTGGTGCGCAATTTGGCGAACATCTGGCGCTTGATACGCCCCTTTTTACTTCTGGCCGTCACCCGGCGTGCCTCAAAGGCGGTGCCGTCTGGATTGCGCTGCAGCCTGATGTTTTGCTGTTGCGACCGGCGCAGCTCCTGCGCCAGTTGTCGCATCATACGGTTGCGGGCTGCCGGTTCCAGATTCGCCAGCAGCGCCGCCAGCCAGTCATCCACCCTTTGCAGGTCATCCACGTTTCACCGCCCACATTTCTTCGGGTACGTCGGGTTCCGGCACCGCTTCTACGCTCGATACGGTGCCGTCTGTGCTGACAATCACGCGCTCCGTGAGCTGCAGATTGAGGCTGATATCACACAGATCGTTGCTCAGGATATCGACGTCAAAGGTAAAAAGTTTTTCGCGCAGCTCCGGGTTGTTGATAGCGTCCGGTTGATTGGTCATTAACCAGAGCAGCACGGGCGCCATCACTAAATTCTGGTTGCCGCTAAAGTCTTCAATCACCACGTTCAGGGTGTAGCGATATTCCCATGACATTGAACGGGCGCCGGTTGCGACCAGCGAACCGTTATCAACAAAAAGGTGCAGTTTGTCCGGGTTGTCACGGACATACGCCACCGATTTATTCAGGGCGTTGCGTAAGGACTGCGGCTTGTTCACTGTCTCGCTCCTGACACGCTATGATCGTGTCCACTTTGTCGGCACACACTGCCCAGGCGGCCTCCGTCTCATCCAGCACCTGGTTCAAATCCCCATTACTGCGCGGCGCTGACCTGTCCAGGCGGCATTGCGTCACTTTTGGACAACCACTCACGGTAAGCTGCACCTCCGGCGAGGGCCGGGCGGTCCCGCAGCCGGATAATGTCAGCAGGCAAAGGAGTGTCAGCCCAGCGGCGTAAATCCTCGTTTTCACGTTTTAACTCCTCGATCCGGCGCTGGCGACTCCGCAACAGCGCGGAAGTCTCCTCCGCTGCAGCATAAAGTTGCGTCTGCGCCCGGCTGTTGGTTTCTGTAAGAATGGACAGGCTGATAAGCTGGCTGTTTTTCTTCGCCAGCTCCTGCTTGTTATTTTTAAGCGCCTCAGCCTGCGTCGCGATGGTGTGACCGGCATTGTTGAGCCGCCATGACTGCCAGCCTAGCAACGCCAGCACCAGAGCCAGGATCACCGCCAGCGCGCGCGTCATACCCCCGCCCCTTTAAGGCACCAGGCAAGCTCACGGGCGCGCCTGTTTTCCAGCCCTTTATTCCGTTGACCATTTACATAAATCCAGCGGGGGAGCTGGTTGCACGCCTGCCACCATTGCTGGCGATTGATGTAAGAAACCATTGTTGACCGGCAGATTGCCCCCGTTCCGACATTAAAGCCGATACTGATCAGGGCATCGTAAACATGCTGAGGTGGCTTAACCTGCAGGCAGGCTTCAATCCTTTTTTCCGTCAGCAACACGTTATTAATCAGCCCCTGCGCGGCCTGTCGCTCCGTTATGGTTTTGCCCGGCACTACCCCGGACGTATTGCCGATCCCGTCAGTCCAGACCCCGGCGCTGCACTGGTATGGCTGCAGGCGGCACCCTTCGAAATCAGCAATCAGTTTCAGCCCCTCGACGGAGGTATGAAGCGACTGAAAGCCCGGCAGCGTGGCGGCAATCGCCAGCACCGCACCGACCAGGCAACGCTTAACGATTGAAGGATTCATATTCCCCCCTGGATATTCTGCCGTCCCGCAGCAGCTGGTAGGCTTTCCAGCGTAAATAACAGGTCACCGCTGCAGTAATAATCCCCAGCGCAAGACCAGTAATGGTAGATACATCTTTAAGAGACAAATCGCCGAGCCATGCCAGAAGCAGGGCAACGCAGTAAGTGATAAAGGCGCTGATTCGTTCAAGCGTCATAGTTCAGTCCCATAACTGGACAGTCTGCGCAGTGGTTGACGTCGTAATGTCCGGCAGCTCCACCTGCAGCCCGTGCGGTAAAAAGGGGCCATATTCAGCCAGCCCCGGATTCGCCTGCAGCACCTGTTCAGTGACTCCCTGCGTGCGCCCGTAATGGCGCCAGCAGAGTGCGTCCACCGTGTCATACTGATGCGCACGCACTTTCATCAAATCAGCTCCACCGTCATATGCGGCATATCGCGCAGGCGGGACTCCGCCCAGCGCACATCGCGCCACAGCTCGCCTAAGGTTGTTTCGATATCTTCGGCTTTCTTGCTTCCGTCGCCGGTTGCGTCAAAATCGCGATAGCGCTCAACCAGGTTTGCTTTTGCCCAACAAAACACCGCACGGCGATACAGCATGAGTCGCTGGCTTTCGCCGTCGATCACATCAGCCGGGACGTCGGCCAGGCTCGCATACCCCTGCGCCCTTTGTTTCTCGCGGAACTCATAAAGATCGGCGTTTACTTCAGCAATCGCTGTCAGCAACGCCAGACGCAGGCGTGGATCGGTGATACTCCCATCCATGCGCATATCACGGCGGAACTCTGAAACCCTGACATCAGGCCAGAAACTGGTGTTTTTAATAACGTCCTGGGTACTTTCCCCGGCCTGTTCCGGCGAAACGAATTGCATATTTCTGGCACTCCCAAATAGTTGGGCGGTGGACGGGGTTTTGACGCGTCATAAAGCCTGTCGCCACCCCGTGCCGCCCCGCGCGTTGGCACGATTCGTTAAGCCGACATTGCCTGTCGCAATCGGCTTTCAAGCTTGTTGATTTCGGTTTTGACGCCAGAACTGTTATCCAGCTGCAGGGCACGCTTCAGATGGTTAAGTGCCGCCACTGCCTGATCGTTATCCCGCAGCGCGTAGCCCATCGCCTTATGAAGTCGGGCGCGGGACTGATCCGGCATATCCTGACCTTCAACGATATCGAGCACCTGGGTAAGAATGGCGGCACTGAATGATTCACCGGCAGAAAAAGCGCGCATTGCCGCGTCGGCAAACTCTTCGGCAACAGCGGTCCCGCAGGTCCGGTTGAAGCGCTGCGGCAGGACCCAGCCGTGTTTAATGGCATGACGGGCAATGTCCAGCGCGCCGGTATAGTCTCCGGCATCAATGCGCCAGATCATGACGTACATCGCCACGTCGTCCTGGCCTGACGCGTCAGCATCCAGCAAACCGGCAATCCATGAGGCATAAGCGGGAAGAAACTCACGTTTGAGCTGAGCCTTGCGCTCATTTGACTGGACGGTTTTAAGGCGCCTGCGATGTTCTGTCAGCTGTAACAGCATCTGGTTATAACCCGTCATACTGGCTTTACTACCGCCCTGCCGGGCGGCATCCTGTGCCTGTACATACTGAGTGTGAGCACGGAACGGATTCATTTATCACGCTCCGGCGCCAGTGCCGCCCGTATTCTGAGCATCAAGCGCGCCCTGCACTGCTGCAGCAACGATGGTCTGAATATTATCAGCCGTCAGCGCCGCGCCCGGATTGCCGTCTGCCTGCGCTGGTAACATCTCGATGTTTTCAACCAGGCAAACGCCATCGTAATCTTCGACAACATACGCCTCGTTAACGGATTCGTAGTTCTCCACGCGGTCACGCTTCGGATTGTCGATAACTGAACGACGACGGGTACCGGCTTGCCAGTAAATAGACAGGTTATCCAGACGGGTGATCAGCATGGCGTTAGCCGGGAAGAACGGCGCGCGAACGGCCGGGAGGTTGCCGATACGCTTCTGGCTGATGATGAGATCGGCCGCCATCGCTTCGCTGTTTGGCTGGTCGCGGTTGACGATCGGGAAATATTTATCCGCCAGCAACTGGCGCCCGACGATAACCACAAGCTCTGTATCTTCCTGATACCACGGCGCGATTTTCTCATTCACGGCGCCCATAACCAGCGCGTCCAGATTCAGGAAATCGCCGCCTTTACCGACACGGATAGTCTGAGAAACCACCTCGCCCTCGGACACAATTTTGTCCAGAACCTGAACGGGTTTCTCCTGGCGGATTTTCTCCAGCCAGCCGATATTCACATCCTGCAGCAGCGGATAGGTCTTGCGGTCTGACGTTTTTTCACGCTTCACGCCGTTGAAGCCGATCATGATGCGGTCAAGCGCCTGGCGAATAATGATGGCGTCACGGATGCGCGTCTGGAAGTCCTGGAATTTAGCCCACAAATCCAGTTTTGCATAAGGCAGCGCCGTATCAGAGTTAGTCTGGGTACACTTGTACCCTTCACCGTCGATGTAAGTCGGATCAACGGGTTCACGGTCTTTCTGGGTGGTATCAGTATTTCCGGCGATACTGGCGCCAATCCCCAGCCCCAGACGTTCGCCGGACTGCTCATCAACCGGGATAATGTTGATTTTCTGCAGGAACGAGGAAGACTCCTGGATTTTCGTTTCCAGCGTCTGCGCAACGGACGGCTCTGCCGTATATTTTGAGGTGATACCGCTCACAGGCACGCCATTAAGTGTGGCGAGCTGCGTCAGATAGCCGTTGAATTTGAAACGTGTCTCTTTTTTCATTGTGCTTTTGCTCCGTCAGCAATCGGTGGTTTGTTCTGCGCCGTTATTGCCGGTCGCATTAGGGCGGCGTTCGCTGCGGCTGTCCTGAGTGGAAAGCTGCTCACGCAGGGTGGAGAGTGCGTTGGTTGTCTCATCAACAACCTTCTGCATATCGCTCAGCTTGTTGCTGAAATCGGTTTGATGGGTGCTGACCTGCTCCGCCAGCGTCTGATGCTCACGCGCGATGGTTTCAACAGCCTGATTCACATCAGCAAAGCGGGCGTTATCATCGGCGCCTTTGCGGGACAGCAGCTCTTTCACGCGGGTAAACAGGCTGGTTTTTTCCGGCACGTCCTCAAACTCAATGAGCGTTTCAACAGCAGCGGTAAACAGGTTGTCTTTGTCCAGCTTGCGGCGCGCCAGGGGGTTATGTTCTGCGCTGGCGCTGAACTGCAGCATTTCAGTGCCGAGGCTTGCCGGATCGTCAGTAATCGCCAGGCCAACCAGATAAGCGGAGCCGGTATCGGCAAAGCTGGTGTTAACTTCCATTGAGGTGAAAAGCTTCTGCCAGTTGCTGGTCATCGTGACCAGATCGTCAGTCGGGGCAATCCAGCCATACAGCGCCATTTTCCCGGATAATGCCCCTTCGGTGATTTCTTCCGCTTCCAGCTTTTCCACCATGCCAAAACGACGGAAAGGCCCATCAGGGGTGAAACCCTTGATGTGTTCCATATTGATCAGCGCGGTGTATACCTGCGGGTTATAGCCCGCTGCCATCTGGGTGAGCCATTCACGCTCAATAACGCGCCCGTCAGTAGTGGCCCCTTCGACCCCAATACGAAAACGCTTAGATTTTTTTGCCATCGGTCCGGCTCCGGTTAGTTAGTTCGTAACACGTTCAGAGCCTTATGTTTGCGGTGATGGGCGCGTGTAAACAACGCGTTGGGCTTGTGCGAACGCCCACACAATGCGAAGCCGGGGAAAGTGCTGATTTGAGGCCGTATGTTTGTGCCATGACAACACTGACCCCCGCAGACCTCGATCCCCGTCGTCAGGCAATGCTGATGTACTTTCAGGGATACCGCGTAGCCCGCATTGCTGAAATGCTGGGCGAGAAAGTTGCAACCGTTCACAGCTGGAAAAAACGCGATAAGTGGGGCGAATATGGCCCACTGGATCAGATGCAGCTCACCACCGCCGCACGTTACTGCCAGCTCGTCATGAAGGAGCAGAAGGAAGGCAAGGATTTTAAAGAAATTGACCTGCTGGCGCGTCAGTCCGAACGACAGGCCAGGATCGGCAAATTTAACAATGGCGGAAATGAAGCAGACCTGAATCCGAACGTGGCGAACCGCAATAAAGGCCCGCGCAAGCCGCCGGAAAAAAACCTGTTTACCGACGAGCAGATCGAAAAGCTGGAAGAGATTTTCCGCGCCGGTATGTTCGAGTACCAGCGCCACTGGTGGGACGCTGGCATCAAACACCGTATCCGCAACCTCTTAAAGTCACGCCAGATCGGTGCAACCTACTATTTCGCCCGTGAAGCGTTGATAGACGCCCTGACCACGGGCCGAAATCAAATCTTTCTGTCAGCGAGTAAAGCTCAGGCGCACGTTTTTAAACAGTACATCATCGACTTTGCAAAAGAGGTGGACGTTGAACTGAAAGGCGATCCGATGGTGCTGCCTAACGGCGCGTGTCTTTACTTCCTCGGTACAAATGCCCGTACCGCGCAGAGCTATCACGGCAATCTGTATCTTGATGAGTATTTCTGGATACCGAAATTCCAGGAGCTGCGCAAGGTGGCCTCCGGTATGGCGCTGCACAAAAAATGGCGTCAGACCTATTTCTCTACCCCTTCCAGCCTGACGCACAGCGCCTACCCGTTCTGGTCCGGCGCCCTGTTCAATAAAGGGCGCCCGAAAGCCGACAGGGTAGAATTTGACATTTCTCACAGTAGCCTGGCGCACGGCCTTTTATGCCCTGACGGCCAGTACCGCCAGATAGTCACCATTGAAGATGCCGTAAACGGCGGGTGTAACCTATTCGACCTGGACCAGCTGCGCCTGGAGTACAGCCCGGACGAATATAACAACCTGCTGATGTGTCAGTTTGTTGACGACCTGGCGTCCGTGTTCCCGCTGGCCTTGCTGCAGTCCTGCATGGTTGACAGCTGGGATGTGTGGGACGATTTCGAACCGCTTTTACTGCGTCCGTTTGCATACCACCCTGTCTGGGTCGGCTATGACCCGGCAAAAGGAACTCAGAACGGTGACAGCGCCGGTTGCGTGGTCATTGCGCCTCCCGTCGTCCCGGGCGGTAAATTCCGTATCCTTGAGCGTCACCAATGGCGCGGGATGGACTTCCGCGCCCAGGCCTCAGCGATTGAGGAAATCACCAGACGCTACAACGTGACCTACATCGGCATTGACTCGACCGGCGTTGGCGATGGCGTTTACAAAACGGTTAAGCAGTTCTTCCCTGCTGCGCGTGAGTTTGTCTACAACCCGACCGTAAAAAATGCCCTGGTGCTTAAAGCCTACGACATCATCAGCGGGCGCCGTCTGGAGTTTGACGCGGGAATGCTGGATATAGCGCAGTCCTTTATGTCCATTCGCCGTTCAACCACCGCCAGCGGCAACCGGCCAACCTACGAAGCAGCCCGCACAGAGGAAGCCAGCCACGCGGATTTAGCCTGGGCAACCATGCACGCACTTTATAACGAACCACTGGCAGGAGCTTCCGCCAGTACCAGCAACATCGTGGAGATTTTTTAATGGCTAACCGCAAAAACCGCAGCAAGACACCGCGCGGCCAGACCGCCACCGATACGGCCAACATGGTCAGTAATGCACATGCGGAGGCGTTTACGTTTGGCGATCCGATCCCAGTAATGGACCGCCGGGAGTTATTTGATTACCTGGAGTGCGTGCAGGTAGACCGCTGGTACGAACCACCGATCAGCATGGATGGCCTGGCGCGAACTTACCGCGCCGCCGTGCATCACTCCAGCGCCATTCAGGTAAAACGCAATATTCTTACCAGTACCTTCATCCCTCACCGCTGGCTGTCTAAACAAGCTTTCTCCCGGTTCGCCCAGGACTTTCTGGTATTTGGTAACGCGTATCTTGAAAAACGCATAAACCGGTTGGGCCAGATCATGGAGCTGCGCGCCTCGCTTGCCAAATACACCCGCCGCGGCATTGACCCGGACACCTACTGGTTTGCACAGTATGGCCACAACTCACAGCCATATCAGTTCGATGAGGGAAGCGTGTTTCATCTTATGGAACCTGACGTTAACCAGGAGCTTTACGGAATGCCGGAATACCTCTCCGCCATTCCTTCCGCCCTGCTGAACGAATCGGCCACGCTGTTTCGCCGTAAGTATTACCTAAACGGTAGCCATGCTGGTTTTATCATGTACATGAGCGATCCCGCCGCCGATCAGAAAGACGTGGACAACATACGCGAAGCACTTAAAAAATCGAAAGGGCCAGGCAACTTCCGTAACCTGTTTATGTACAGCCCGAACGGCAAGAAAGACGGCATTCAGATCATCCCGCTGTCAGAAGTCGCAGCGAAAGATGAGTTTCTGAACATCAAGAATGTGAGCCGTGATGACATGCTGGCAGCTCACCGCGTGCCGCCGCAGCTGATGGGGATCATTCCAACGAATACCGGCGGGTTTGGTGATGTCGAAAAAGCTGCACGGGTGTTCGTACGCAATGAACTGATTCCGCTTCAAAAGCAATTACTGGAACTGAATTGCTGGCTGGGAGAAGATGTTATCCGTTTTGAATCTTATTCACTTGATGCCAATGATGCTTAGCAAAAAAGGCGCGAAGAGGCGCCTTTTTTAACGAAGCTTAAGGTCTTGATAGTTGCCAGTGTTGCTCTATGGATAGCAGTATCTCCGGCAATTCTCTGAGTTGGTTTAAAAAGCCCTCAAACACGTGATCATGGGTACGCCCGTGTCCTATGCAAGTCCGCAGAGCGCTATCAACGCGGTATTCACCCTGGAAAGCTTTTGTTGCTTTATCATTAACATGATCCAATGATAACTCATTAATAAGAAAGCAAATTATCTGTTCCAAACAGACAAACCGGTTATTAAGAGCCGCGTTTTCAACGAAGCCTGTATCTGCAATAGCCTTCAAAAATCTCTTATCACCAGTGAGTAATAAGTCATGATGATTCAGTAAACCTTGAACCAAACGCATTTCACCTTCGTCAAGATTGTCAAAATCGTTTTGTAAGGTGATTAGTCTAGGGTCTGTGATGACCTCGACAAATAACGAAAAATTACCTTGTTCGAGGCAATGGCTTACACGCTCAATCGCCTCAGCTCCATAACGTCGAACCGCAGCCTTTCCTTTTAATTGGTATACAAGTGTGTCTAAAACAAACAGTTGGCCGTAATTTCTTGTAAGTAATTTGCAACCTTCAGCAAGCAGGTCAAGTTGGGCCAATTTCAGTACTACATCATTATCAAGTAATACAGCCACTGGCACTACACCTCGATGTTGTTCATTCTGCAAAGCATTTCGAACTTATCTTCAGATACCTTTTCTTCATCGACGAATTTAAGAAAAGTACGGTTCGCTTGCTCAGGCCACGTCAATTGAGGATAAAGTATGTTTAATGCACTAAAACATACAGGATAATAATTCCCACCGTTGCGTCCCATTGTTTTTGCATAATTCAACGCGACATGACCCGGATCGACCTGGTTCTGACGGGCAATGCGCATGGCTCCATCAGCTAAAACATCTGCACTCACCCGATAGTTACTATAAAACCCAGCATCTGGTCGACCATTTAACAACTCAATAGCATAATTATTGGCCTCCCTCTCAAGAGGGTTTTCAACATCATCTTCGTTGATTTTTTCATCAATCAGCAGGGCGTTATGGTCAAGATGCCCGCAAGCTATATGACCTAATTCATGAGCCAAACTGAATAAGAGAGCACTAGCATGCTTGTGTCTTTTAGTTAATGCGATTACCGGACGATCAGATACTTTTATAGCGACAGCGTCCATTTTTTTCTGGGCCGGAATTTCTGGCATATACAGCACAGGTATCCCCATAGACCAAGAAAACTCTAACAAGGACAGATAATCCACCCATGGCTTACCGCTAGATAAAATTGAATGTCTGATCTCTCGGGCAGTGGGAAGCTCTTGATAATCATTCTTCACAACAGCGGCCGCTATCTTTGCCATCCCGTCAACAACAGCAGTTGCAGCTTGAAGCTCTTGAACAGGTTTATTAGCTGCATGTTTATACCTGCGTACTGATTCATTGAATCTCAGCTGCGAAGTAGGATTAATTACAGTGTTAAGATCTAGATTGGCAAATTTAGCCAATCCTAAAATTACCTGCTGGCTGATGCTCGGAGATTGATTCAAAGAGTCATCCCACCAATCAGGCAGAAGCTTAGCTAAGCCGTCAGCCAGTCGACCATCAAGGGCTCTGACACGACTAAGAAAAGCATTAAGAGGTTTTTGATGGATAGTTACAGTCATCTCCGCCCCTCCTTATGTTGTTAATTCTGATGGTTGATTTCTATGCACAGTATAACCTGCGTATGTGTGCTTCACACGCAATTTCTACCAACCTTTCCCTCTAAACGCGCGCTCGTAGCCCCGCCACGCCTGCCCGCTTTACGCAGTGGTTTTCATGCACCTGCACGATATCAGCAAAAGCCCGCCAGAACTGGCGGGCTAGGACATAAACGATCCTCTAACGATCATTCATTTTCATGCGGCATAGTCATGCACGACGGTGCAATCAGTCAAAAAGAGAATAATTAGCGTCGAATTCCTGGCTTGTCACTTCGACTTTCGTCAGCAAGATTAAATAATCAAGCCCATCGGATAACGATACCGGGCGGTCAAGTTCAAACCAGAAGCAATCATTATAAGTTCGTCCTAACCAGTAACCGCCGCCATACTCTTTAAGACGCTGGAAGAAAACCCACTGACTAGGGATGATTGTCTCAAGCATATCGCCGCGATAAACAATCTGGTATTTGAAGTCTTTAGAGCCCATAGCTAACGCCTCGCATTGCTCGTTGTTCAACCTTGTGAGTGACAGAACGATATTCTGGCACTCACAACGTTTCCTAATGTAGCCAGCTGTCGTCCTCCCAGACCTGCTGTAAAATCTCCATAATCCGCTTTTTATCTTCGTCCAGTTTTAAGCCGCTCAGCTCCAGGCCGTTAGCGCTTCCCTTACGTATGCGGATTGCCGTTTTTGGATAAAGAGGGCGCAAATTTCGGTAAAGCTCGGATTCAAGGGCTTCCAGTGTTGCCTGGCTTATCTTCTGCTCTTTATCGATCATTATTTCAATGCGCATAAAGCCCCCTTTAGTTGATAACGTCCATTGCCTGGCCGTAATCATGATTACGAATTTTCGCCATCAGCTCGTCCGTCAGTTCCGACACCCACTGGATCGCAAGGCGTTTCTCTTCTTCGCTACACTCACTAGCCGCTACAAGCTTGATAAAGAAATCAATACGCTGGAGTTTCAACGACTCCAAAAGATAGTCCTGCATTTTCCCTCCTATCCTCACTACGGGATAAACCAGCCAGCATCCCCAGGAAGAGACACTGACAACTGTATATATATCCACTGTTTATATGTACAGTATAGGAGGATTTCGGGGTTGTAAAATATTTTTTATCAATCAATCAGATGAGTCTGTTTGCTGAGGTTAATCATTAACTTCACTCAGCGCCGTCATTATTGCCAGTCGCTCAGCATGGGGCAGAGCTGCGAACTTTTCGCGCCAGCGCTTCGCCTTACGTTTGATGCGCTCCCTGTCGTTGTAATCCTTACCCGCAAAAGTGTGAGAGTAGGCTCTCCCCTCCGGGTAATTCATCCAGATTTTCTCTGTGCGCACACCGCCGCGTGTCATGGCCTGAAATTCTTTCTGGCGCCAGCCCGTTAACAGTTCGTCATAAAGCGCTGATGGGTAGCCGGACAAAATCACACTGGCATTTTTTGGCAGGCTTTTAAGGCAGGCCAGCAGCCGCTCATGATCGGCAACCGTATATTCATTGCGATAACGCGCGGCACTGGTGCGCGTTTCATGCAGATAGGGAGGGTCTGCGTAAACCAGCACACGGCCGGCGGAGGAAAAATCGAAGTCCCTTAAAAACTGCACCGCATCGGCAACATCGATAAAAAGGCTATCGCCCACGGTATCAAGGAAATCAGCATTGCCCTGGCAGAACGCCTCAACCGTCAGGGGATCAATATCAATGCCCCAATTGCGGCGGGCCGGTGGCTTACGCAACATGACAGCGCCACCGCCCAGGTGCGTCTCAATGTAGGTATCATGCGGCGGCATTTCCGCAATAATCTTTTGAAAAACACCGCTTGCGGCCTTGCTTCCCAGATAGGTCATTTCTTTTTTCCTCAACTCCTGATTTCGTTTTAATTCACCTGCAGCACAGTCGAAAATGACGTTACTCGATGAATGGCCAGCACTGTCATTTCTGACGGTGAATGCCGGAACGCGGTACCACACCGTCAGACCTGACCATGTTGATCACGGGCTATTCACGCGCTGAAAATGCACGCTTCATTCGGTTCAAAAGGTCATCCGCCTGCTGTTTAATCTCCACAATCTGGGACGGCAGACGTTGAACACCTGCCGCAGTACGGTTTCGGACAGTAAGGCGCCCTTCTTCAACCGTTAACACCTGATCGCCAAAGGCAACCACCGCGCCAGAAATCAACGAACGGACCATTCCGGCACTGGCATCTACACCACGCAGAGACAGCAGCTCACTAATTTGCTTTTCCTGCTCCGTCATAGGGCTGGCTTTTGGCCTCACTTTGACGCGCTTGTTAGTTACCCTTGCCGCGTCGCTCAGCCGCTGCGCTATCACCCGTTTTTCTTTCCGGGATAAAGAGCCAATATCCGCCCAGCTGGCACAGTCATTTATGACCGTGCCGTCAGGATCGGCGCGTTTTTCAACCTCCCGCGGCTCCCGCGTACAGTTATTGACAGAACTCCGAGGGGCGGCGGGGCCGCCTGAAAAATCAAGGTCAAAACCGGAAACGCCGTCGGCCTGACGTTTCGGCACAATTTTGTATTTGGTAGTGCGCGTATGAATCAGCGATTCCGGCCCACAGATCGGAGAGTAAACGCCGGAAATTTTGGAGACGTCATCCCCGTAAAGGTTGCCGTTTTCGGTGACTTCATAGCTGAGGCGCACGCGCAGGAGATCACGGGAAACCAGCGGGCCACCCTGAGCACTCACATACAAATCCCACACGCCGCTGTCGGCGGCCTGACGCACTGGCTCAATTTCGGGGTGAAGGACCAGCTCACGATCACCGAGGCGGCGCAATTCACGCCACACTGTTACCGGTGCGCCGCCTATTTGCTGGAACTGACGGATCGCCCAGCGAGACGCCCAGGCACTTACGCGGCGCGCCATCTCTTTCAGAGGCTTGCCGGTTTCATCATCCAGATCGTCATCAAGCTGATAGCCATCAATATTTTTTGAAATGTATTTGGCGATATAGCCCGTTGCGCTGCCCTTCTCTTTCTCGATGGGTTTCATTTCGAAGCGGTTTTCAGCGGCGCCAGGCTCATTCCCGTCCTCACGCATGGCGTGCTTACGAAAGATTGCTGTTGCCGGTTCGATATGCTCCGGGCGCATGAAGAGCAGGAGGTGCCAGTGCGGGGTTTCGTCGTGGTGAGGCTCAACAACGCGAAAGCCAAACACGCGAATACCATTGCGCAGCCAGGCCGCACGCGTGCGCGCCCATACCTTGCAAAGATATTTCTGCGTTTCACGCGGTGACGCGCCGCTGTATTTGTTGTTCCGGCGCCCGTCGTACTGCATCGAGTGATATCTGGATGGAGCGGTAAGCGTGAAGAATGCCCCGGCCAGCCCGGCCTCATTCGCTAAATCTTCGAAACCACGCATGCGCGCCATCAGCTCACGACGACGGTTAGCTGGGTTGGCAACGCTGCCGGCCACTTTATCAATCAGCGATACACGTTCTCCGGTGTCCTCATCTTCCAACTCCATCGCTTTCAGAAATTCGCGGTTGGCTTTCTTTTGCGCCGTCCATTCCTGCAAACATGGGTCACTGCAGTACGGTGCGGATTTTTTGTGTACATACCCGGCCGCAACCATCAGATGCTCACGCCAGCGAGCATGCATACGGCGCAGACGATTAAGCCACCACTGCGGAGACTGCAGGCGGGCCACTGCTTTCAGTGCGTCTTCCGCCTCCAGTTCTTCTTTGCAGTAGGCCGTCCAGCACGGGACCAACGTTTTGAGGTGATTAGCAAGAAACCCCATGCGGCCATAACCTGAAAGGGTGGCGAAATGGGGATCGGACGTGCTGACCATCTGGAAATCAAACTCGCGGTTAAACTCGCTACCCAACAGGTCAGCAAGGTTATGCGCCAGTCTTTTCAGCTCTCTTTTGCCAGCCCAAAGCAGGCGCCAGAATTGTTCACGCAGAGGCAACAAAGCCGCAGGCATAACCCCCTGCGGCAGATACTGCTCGTTAACCTGATCTATACGACTCAGAACGAATCGCTCAAAGGTATTGATAAGCCAGGCATCAGCCGCTTGTTTGCCTTTACGGTCTACCTGTTCAAGTTTTTGAGCATACATACGACGGACAAAATGAGGCAGCGAAGCCAGGCGACGACGAACCGCCCGGCCCCGGTCTGGTGCTTCATCCGTTTCTGCCAGTTCGGCAATCGACAAACGCTTGCGATTGCCGTCCGGCGTAAGATACATGATCCCCGGCGCCGCATCGGTTTGCTTAAAACCACCGATTGCAGGGCGCGGGGCATTCCATGCGTAGGGGAAAACGGTGTCAGACATTCTGACACCCCATAATGTAAGCGCGAATAAACGCCGTTGCCCTCACGCCTGCACCTCATAATTCACGCTGCAGTCAGGTCCGGTTGCAGGATCAAATCCAAGCCAGTGACACGATTTTGAGGTAGCAATGATTTCCACGGCAGACTTACCGTCACCAGCCGCAACGCCCATACTGCGGTTTGCGGTAAGGCGGTGATGGGTGAAATTCCGATAAAGGGAGCGAGTAAGTGGGGTGTCACTGTTTGAAACTATGACCGGATGGCCTTCTGACGCGCGGCGCTCAAGAATAGACGCCAGGCGATACTGATCGTCCTCTGTAAAACCGGCAGTGTGGTAATTACTAAAAGTCCCGTCATAAGGAGGGTCGCAATAAATCACATCGCCCGTCTGCAACAAAGACAACGTTTCTTCGTAGTTAGCGCAAACAAAGGTGGCTCGCTTCGCTTTCTCAGCAAATGCGCGGATTTCACTCTCAGGAAAATACGGCTTTTTATAATTACCGAAAGGGACGTTGAATACACCGCTTAGGTTGTAGCGGCATAACCCACGATAACAATGGCGGTTTAGATAAAGAAAATATACAGCACGGTGCAGTCGGTCTAATTGCGGATCGTGGTTAAACGCTTCACGCACACGATAATAATTTTCAGCGACAATAAAACTTTCAAAAACCGCCTTAGCAAGGCTAATAAAGTTTTCTGTATCTTCTGCAATAGAACGATACAGATTAATTAAATCTGGATTGATATCTGCGACAAGATAATGAGGATAGTCTGTTGCCATCATCACAGCGCAGGAACCCGCGAAAGGTTCAACCAATCGCGGGCCAGCTGGGAGATACTTTTTCAGTTCGGACATAATGGCGGTTTTGTTTCCCGCCCATTTCAGGATAGTGCTCATACAACGCCTCCGTTGTAGTGCTTGCCTTTTAACTCTGCGATTTCCTGACAGGTCACACAGCACTGCACGCCCGGAATAGCGCGGCGGCGCGCTGGCGGGATCGGAGCATCACACTCCGCACAGAGAACACGGGAGACGCCCGGCACTTTGGCGCGGGCATTGTTGATATGGCGCTCACGATCTTCCTGTTCGCGCAGCTGGGCGAGGTCCATTGAATCAGCCATTAATGCAGCTCCTGCGCTTCGTTCTGGATGCGTACCGCTTCAACGCGAAGCAGTTCGGCCGCCTCGATATGGCTCAACTGACGGGAAACGATGCGCACGGCCAGACTATCCAGACGAGCCGCCATTGCATCAGCACGGCAACGGCGCTCATCCATGCGCGTTTCATTTAACAAAGCGAACAGGCCAGCATCGTCTGGGCCTGTTTTCGTTGAGTGGGTTTTAGTATTTTTCATATTCATTTCCTCAGAATTCGGGCAAAAAAATGCCCGGCGGGTTTACGCCATAAAAAACGGGTTATTTACTCAGATATAGCCCGCGCAACGCGGGCTGTAAGAATCAGGCTTTCTTAAACATTGGAAGCGCTACTGCAATAATCCCCGCAACCAAAACACCATCAGCCAACATCGACATAAGACGGCCCGTGAAATCTACTGCAACAACCAGGAACAGCAGCACACAGATAATGAGACAACGCAGCTTTCCCATTACAGGTACTGGTCCAGTGACAACTGGAGAGCCTGCGCAATTTTCTTGAGCTGCGCTTCTTCCTCGCTGCCGATACCGTCCTGGTCAGCAATATCAAGACACAGGCACAACACGTTTACCGCGTCGTCAGTTCCCGCAACATCCGCCAGTTCACGCAGAGCCTGAGCATTAGCGCTACGCGGCGATGCTTCATAGCGGGCGCGGATATTACTGCTCATCTGCGCAATTTCACCGGCAAAAGGCGCAAAGGCTGGCAGAGCTGAAATTGTTTTTTCCAGCACGCCGATTTCTTTCGCATCACAGGTTCCGTCAGCGTACGCAATGGAATAGGCGCCCCAAACAGTGGCCTCTACCGCGTCGCGGTTTTCCATTTTTTTAACTTCTACAACGGCTTTACGAGCTTTCTTTTTAAAGATTCCAAACATTGTTATTTCCTCATTTTTAGTTGACTGTCTTCACAATGCCCACGTTATGAGCATTAGGCAGGCGTCAAATTAGATATAACCGGCAACCGGAACGGGCTTACTTTTAATTTGGTTGATAATTTCAGCCTGCAAACCTTCTTTAAATTCTTTGCAGCATTCCCATTCAGGATCGACACGCAAAACAGCACCGTCACGCGTTTTAATTTCAAAACCTTCCGCCATATTTGGGATGATCACGCCCAGAATAATTCTCAGCTCATTACGAGACATGTTTCACTCCTTTAATAATCAAACGAGCAATGCGAATAATTAAAAAAGCTGACGGCTTAGCCGCTTTTGTTTTCAGCCCGTTTAATAATTCGGACTGATCGCGGCATGGGTGCCAGCGCTTGCCGTTATCTCCTGCAATCCAGCCGTGGCCGTAGTGCATTGCCGGACTTTGCTTTTTCAGGAGCGAGGCAAAAGAAGGTTCATTTTTCAGCATGACCACCTCACATAAACCCGAAAGTCGCACTGATACCTGTAACCGTATCAATAGTGCTAGCCATCGCTGGGTTAGCCTGCAGACGTGCCTGCATGGATATCGCAGCCAACGCCATAAGGCGGGTAACAGAATTGATGCTGCTGATCACATCGCGGCGCCCAGCTGTTGTCCCGACTTCACCCGACACAGCACCGGCAGCCACACGACCAATTTCAGCTGTCGCGCTCATGACGTAATGCGGGAGTTTTTCTTTTGCCACTTCGTTCGTAGGTACGCACGGCAGGCAATGAATTTGAGCAAGGAAACCATCAACCAGCGTGGAGTCCTCAGTGATATCCGTCAGCAGCCAGATTTCCGGCGGCGTGAGCTGATGGGGCTGCTCAGGGTTAAGCTTGTTGCGCAGCGTCTGGACCTTCATTCCTGTCTGGTCTGCAAGCTTCGCCATGTTGTGGCGCAGTGCGAAAACGCGGCAGGCTTCATCAAAGTGAGGATGTTTGGAAACGCGATAATCAAACATGTTGTAAGTCCTTTTTTATCCCAAAATGGAACTATCAGGCTTGCATTGTGACTTCGCAGCCCTGAGCCGCTTCCATCGTCAAAGCAAACATGTTTATTTCGATAAGGCTGTTAACTCCGGCCTTCTTCCTGATAGGAAGTCGGTTTTCACGGATCATTTGGCGGGCATAGCTTGGCTTGTAACCTGTACGGCGGCAGAACTCATCGAGCGTGATGAATGGCTCAGATATCACAAGGTTGATGCTTGGCCGCATTGAAAGTTGTCGACTCATGATGCACTATTCCTCAGTTTGAGCGCTGAACTCACTATTCAGCACTGTTTAACGCTATTCAATACTTCTTGAATCGAGATGTTAGGATCACAAAACCATTATGTCAACAAACAACTTCGCAAAACAGGATGATTTAAACCTGATTCGAGATTGCATCGCACAGAATCGCGGTGGGAAAGAGGTCATCGCCCGCATACTTGAGGCGTATGGATTTACCACTCGAATCACCCTCTGCAGGCAGCTCGGCGTGTCTCAAAGCACAATGGCTAACAGGTATGCGCGTGATACCTTCCCTGCGGATTGGGTAATCGTCTGTCATCTTGAAACGGGAGCTTCGTTAATCTGGCTTAGCACCGGTTCTGGAAGCAAATTTGTAGATAACAGAGATGACCGCTCCATCCATCTGAAACGCATCGACATCACAAATGGGAACTTAACAACCCTGAATGACGTGATAGTTGACGTTTCAACCATTCCTGAGGGATTGAAATCACCTTTCATTTTGACGTCTGACAAAATTAGCTATATGGCTGATAGCTATGACGGCGAGTTAGTAGATGGTTTCTGGTTTATCGAGATCGATGGCATTGCCAGTGTCCGTGAGGTGTACCGCTTTCCGGCTGGACGTGTACGTATAGAGAATGGAAAGGCATCTTTTGAATGTGCCGTAACAGACGTTAAAGTATTGGGGAAAATCATCAGTAAAACAGAATTCATGGATTAATAGATGCTTTTAGCAATGGAAGTAATCCTAATAATTATCTGCGGCGTTGTCGTAGGAATGAATTTGGGAAATAAAAAAAAGACAAACAGCACTTTAATTAATTGCATGATTGTTGCTGTATTTTTTATCGGCCTTTATTTTATATTCAGGTCTTTACATATCATTGCCGCTCATATTTTTACCGGGTTTGCTTTATTCGGAACTATGGGAATACTTTTTGATAACAAGACCAAACCTTCCAATGCAGCGCCTGAGCAGTCAGCGATAGACCAACCAATACAAATTCCTGCATCGTTGAATTCGTCTAACTATCAACTTATTTCTTTTAGTTACCTCAATGCCTGTAACGAAAAAAGCTTCAGAGAAGTCGATGTTAAAGAAGTAGATGAAGTGCATATTACTGGTTATTGCCATTTACGCAGACAGTTGCGCACATTTCGTATTGATAGGATTGAGGGTCAAGAAATTCTTCTCCGCGACTCTGGCGAAGTCATCAACATATACGACTGGATTACGCTGCTTTATCCACTTCCAGAGGTGTAACGATGGCAGTAAGCAAATTAAGTAACGGTAAGTGGCAAGCTCAAGTCTTCCCAAACGGCCGCGAAGGGAAACGCATCCGGCGCCAGTTCGCCACAAAGGGGGAAGCCCTGGCGTTCGAGCGCCATGTTAAGGAACAAGCCCAGGACAAGCCGTGGCTGGGTGAAAAAACTGACAAACGCCGTGTTAGGGATTTGGTTACAGCTTGGTATAACGCCCATGGTGTGACGCTTGCTGATGGTGAAAAGCGCAAAGGTGCAATGGAGTTCGCCTGTCTCGCTATGGGTGATCCCCTTGCAACTGAGTTCAACGCTAAACTGTTCTCAACGTATAGAGAACAGCGGTTAAGCGGAAAAATAACCCGCTCTGATCGCGTTAAGGCCGTGACTCCTCGTACGGTAAACCTCGAACTGGCTTACTTTCGGGCTATGTTCAATGAACTGAAAAGACTTGATGACTGGACAGCACCAAACCCTCTCGAAAACGTCAGAGAGTTTAAGATCGCAGAAGTCGAACTGGCCTGGCTGACGGTTGAGGAAGCTACGCGCTTGCTTGAAGAATGCGAGAAAAGCAAAGCTGGGGATTTAACCACAATTGTTAAAATCTGCCTTGCGACCGGCGCAAGATGGGGAGAGGCGGAAGGATTAACGGGTAAACAGATAAGCCCCGGCAAAATCACTTTTATCAAAACGAAAGGTAAAAAAAACCGCGCAGTTCCAATCAGTGATGAACTGTACGAGTTGCTACCCAAAAACCGAACCTCCAAACCACTCTTTACCGGATGTTATTCAGCATTCAGGAGCGCAATTAAGCGCGCGGGGATAGAGCTGCCAGACGGTCAGCTTTCACATGTTCTACGACATACTTTTGCAAGCCATTTCATGATGGGCGGCGGCAATATTCTGGTCTTACAACGCATCCTTGGACATACAGATATTAAAGTCACAATGCGTTATGCTCACTTTGCACCTGACCACCTTACAGAAGCGGTTCAACTCAACCCTTTAAACCTGATAGGTGGCAGCAAAATGGCAGCACAGCGCACCACTATGCAATACTTTTCGACAATATACGAAATTCTATGCGCTTGA